ATCCACAGACCATACAATAAGTTTCCATATGTTGCAAACCACTATATTGTCTATCAATAAATAGTCTGCCATTGCATTTTTTGCAATTAAGCATTATTAATTTTTATCCTTAGTTTGGAATTCCAACAATAACTAAATGTACTGCTAGTGATAAATCTCCAGAGGCTCCAAATCTTACAACTCCTTCAATTCGTGATGTTGTCACAGTTTTTAAAATAACATTTACATTTTGTCCTGCTGGTGTTTGCCCAATATTAACTGCGGTTGCTGATACTATTGGTGCATATTTAAAATCACTAAAATCATAAGTGAAGGTTTTTTCGTTTCCAGCAGAAACTGTTGAGTTATTTGCAACCTCAACATATCCACCAATTATTCTAGTTTCTGATGTTTTAACATTTTGTGCTCCAGCACTTACAGTATCTACAGTTGTATAGTTATATGTTGCAGAAGAAACCTGTGTAGATAAATCATTAACGGCCTCAACTAATTGATATAGGTATGTAACATCTAGCGGTTGACCTCGCTCTGGTAGTGGTACTTTTGCCATTATTTCCTCCTATTAAAGTATATCATTAGACGGTGTGTGGTCCACTTGTATAAACCAATAAAAAAGAATAATCTCTAGTAATTGGAGTTCCTTTCAAATATATTTCTGCAGTCAGTCTATTTGGTTGTGATCCTTGAACAACCCCGCCAATAGTGTATGTGCTAGGAATTGGAAAAGAAATACTTCCTCCATCAATTCTTTGTTTATATAGCCAGTCTCCGCTATCGTTTCTATCCCATTTTAACCAAATATCAAACTCATGTGCTTTTCTAATTTCATTACCATCTTTTTGAATTGAAACTGAATCCCAAACAAGAGTTCCAACATTACCTGCTTTATTAAATGAAGATGTTCCAGAAACATATGTATAATTTGGAAGAATTTGAATTACTGGAGACCACTGTGATGTTCTATTTTTATCATCAGAAACAATTCTATATCTTACAGAATAACCTTCAATTTCTGAGTTAATTGGCGGAAGGCTTTCTTGAACAATTCTTGCTTTTTTAATTCCAGAATCAGCCATTATGAAACACCGACTGAAAATCTAAATTCAATATAATTGCTTGTATTTGGATTTTTAACAATTGTTGTTGCTGTTGAATTTTGTATTACTGAATATCCAGTTAATCCATATAATGGATTTTGTGTTGCTATATTTTCAAATCTTAAAGCATCAAGTGCAACATAAAAATCATTTGATGTGGCATCATCTTTAATTACAGATGCATATATTTTTACAACATTTACTGCATTCCATGTAAAGTTAGCACTTGTATATAATTCTTGTAATTGTTTTGTTACAATAAAATATCTTTCTGTAGAAAAATCATATGCCCCACCACTACTATCGTCAACAACTTCTGCTTCAAATCTTGCATATTCTGCAGTTTCAGTTTCTGTTGAGGCAAACTCAATCATAACCCTTACTGAATCTGGAACCACTGCAGATTCACCATCCTTTGAAATTAACGAAAATGCTAATCTTAATTCATCTACTGGAGAATTTTTAGTAAAGTCAACATTAGCACCAGTTAGGTGTATATGGTTTGATCCAGGCTCAACAATAAAATGATCTTGTAATGGACCACTATCTGTTTCTATTGTTAGATTTGCATCATCACCTTGAATCATTATTATATTATTTAAAAATCTTGGTCTTTCATATCGTTCAACTCTTTGAGATTTAAAAAATATTGGATTATCTGAGTTTGTTTGAAAAACTGGATCTGCAACAGCAATAACATTATCGTATGCTGGCTCATCAAGTGCTGCAGAAAATGTATCAATTGCAACTGCTGCAGATGCCGTATGGTGTTGCCAATTTTCTGTTTGTGTAAAAGCAAATACTGTTTTACTGTCAAATGCTCCAGCAGATGGATTTGATCCAGCGGAATATATTCCTACTTCAGAAATTTCATATCTCTCTTCTGTTGGTAGTTCTGCTGTTAGTACAATTTTATCCAGTCCATTTTCATTTACAAATCCCCTTGAAGAAATTGGGACTCTAAACATTTCAAAATCTAAATTTGTTTTTGCTGAATAATTACCAAGTGGATCACCAGTAGTAAGTGGTGTTGCTCCACACCCTATAGCAAGATAAGAGGCATATGCTGGCGCCTGACCAAGCAGGTATTTAGCAATAATTGTCTTACCAATATTAGTTATCATGACGTATAGTCTCCAAGGTTCGCTTCATATATTGTACCATTTACCGTTATTTGAGTTTCTATCTGTTCATCATTGTTTAAATTAACAAACTCAATAACAAGGTCTCCAGTATTTTCATCAAAATAAACATTTTCTCCATTAATACCATTTCCAACTTTGGGTAACTTGTCTTCTAGTTTTATTGAAAATCCAGCAAAAAACCTATTTGAGGTTTGTTGAAGACCTAAAATATTATTTGGATTATATTGTTGTTGAATTGATGATAAATTTTTAATTGGCTGATAAGATATTTTTTGCCCATTAACAGTATCGGATCTAGTGATGCTAATTAATTCTTGTCCACCAATATTTTCAAAAATAAGATCTGACATTATATCTATTGGTATAGAATCATCGTTGAATAAAACGGTATCTATTGGTGCAGTCTTTATTGGTGCTGTTATAGAAGACATTACAATTGGAACAACGTCTGGTGCTGGAGGAGTTGCTCTAAGGCTAGAAGATCCACCACTAGACTGTATTATTTCACTAACAACTGAACTATCTCTTCCAAAATATTCTGCTTCTTTTCTATTTAAAATTGCAAGCATTCCCATAGAGTCTATATGTCCATTTGATAATGTTACAGATGCTCTTTCATTTGCTGTTAATTGTTGATATGCAGGTACGTCATTATAGTACCCTTGTGAATTTAATCCACCTCTTGATTCAATATAGGCTTTTGTTATACCAGGAACAGCAAGTGCCTCTGCCTCTTTGGCAGCATTTCTAGATGTATCAATTGTGTTTCCACTTGAAACCCTTGAACTACCCTCTCTATCAAATGCTCCAGCCATATTACACCTCCGCCAAATAAACAGTCATATCTGGACCATTTATTTTTCTTGTATAGTCAATATTATATACTACAAACTTAGACGTATCTGATGTAACTAAATCTGTATTATTAGAATCTTTATAATTAATATTTACAATATCGCCTAATTGAATTGTTGGATTTGCAAATATTTTTATTCCAATAGATTTTTTAGGTTCCATTAATTTATCTGTTAGCCACCCCATTAAACTTTCTGCATCATCTTGTGTTTGTATGTATGGTGTTTCTAATGTAAATTCATTATTACCATATATCATTCTACTTAACTTAATCTTATCAAATTTTTCTTTTAAAACTAAACTAGATGTAACTAATGAAGAACCTGTTAGTTCTATACTAGACAAATTACTTTTTTTCTTAAAATAATCATCAACAGTTAGTTCATGAGTTGTATCTTGAGTAAATGTTATTCCTTGAATTCTTAAATAGTTACCAGTAGTTTCATCAAGGTTTAGCGCTGTATCTGTAGAATTAAATATTAAAAATTCTGCACCATAGGAGTCTGCATAAAATCCAGAGGTAGTGTAACCCTTAATTCTATTAAATGTTGGCGATAGTTGAGCATAAAGAGCAGGGTATGCACGATCATATTTTATATCAAAATATGAACACTCTCTCATGATTGATCCAAATTCTTCAAAATACATATTATATTTAGGTGGTTGTTGAGAACTAATACCTGATAAATATGTTGATTTAATAATTCCACTCATTCCATATTTTTTAAAGGATTCATCTGCGTCTATAACCTTATCTCCAAATACTGAAGAAATTGTTTCTCCTACTGTAAAAACTGTATTTTGAGAATAATTTTCTGAAAGCGCATAAATATTTTCAAACATACATCTAGATGATCCACGAACAAAAGTAGCCATATTATTATAAGTTGGAAGAGGATCTAAATCATCAACAACTTTAATTAATTTATTATTTATATATAAATAAAATCTTCTTATTTTTCCAATATCTTCATATTCTACTGCTAAATCATATACTGTTGTATTTTCCTCACCAGTGGTTCTATACTGACCAGTAAATCTTCCGTCATCAACAATAATTTTTGACAACCCACCCCAAAGTTTTATAGGAATTGCATCATTACTAGAAGAATCTTTTTTAATTTTATAAAATACAATGTTATTAATAGATATTTCAGACTGTCCTTGGTTATCTAATTTTAAATAAGAATTTATATTTTCTTCAGTCAGTGCAACAATTTCAAAATAATATCCATTATTTGTTTCTGGATTAAGAAGAACTGATATTCCTCCTGATCCGCCACCAATGCTTACGTTTTGGTTTGGTTGAACACCAGGTACTTGATAATATGTTATGCTTCCTGTTGGTGTTTGGCTTCTATTTTCATTATTTTCTATTTTTCCAATAATTCTTATTCTTGTTCCAAAATGTTTATATGCATTATTAAGTTCTTTATAAACATATGAAACAAAATTTATTGGTGTTTCTGTTGTTGTAAAAGACGGACCGTTTATAACTAATGCAGAAGATTGAACTGTGCCCGACTGAGTTGATAAATTACTATTAACTGCAGTTTCCGTTATATGACTTGATGACATAAAGTTTTTTATTGTTCCGCCTCTTGATGCCTGTCTAGCCTTTGTATTATTTATTCCTGCAGCACCCAAACTTGTTGATGGCAACGATATATCATCTAAAAGTGTCGTTGTAAATAAATATTGTGATTGCATCTCACAACCTTTTACATAGTCATTATTTGACCAATAAGAACTAATTCCAGCGCTGTGTTCTGTAATTGTTGTTCCAAATTGTGCACGACCGTGTTCAGACACTGGACCATTTTGTAAACGAGTTATTCCATCAACTGTTTCATAATAAGGAACTGTATATATTCTAACTAGTCCTGTTGGATATATTTTTCCATTAAATGGAATAGATTTAAAATAATTTTGATAGTCTTGATTGCTTGAAATCCATACATTACCAATGCCAGTGACATTAAATTGTGCTGCATCATATTTAATTATTTCACCATTAGAATAAAAATATCCTTGATATCGTGTAAGCCAATAAACATTTTCACCTAAATCTATAATATTATTTATAACTACATGATTTACAACTGTTGGTGCAATTTCACTTAAATCTGAATTAAGGGGCATTGCACCCAAAACATATTTACCTTGCTTTGATGAAACTTCATTTATTGTTTTTGTTGAGTCAGTTCCAGAAACTTCCCATAAAAGTGATGGCTTATATATCCATGTTTTTTCTTTATCTATCATACTTGATTGTCGTATTGAGCCATAGGATCTTTGTATATATCTAGATGTATAATTTATTTTTCCATTATTATAAACTTTTTTATCTTCAGATGCAATAGAAATAATATTGGGCAATACTCCAGATGTTTGATTTTCAATTATTCCACTTGGTAACTGATTATTAGATCCAGACAAAACTATATTTGCATCTCTTGATGTTGGCAACATATAATTTTTGCTCATCATAACAAAATTATTATATTCGTCAAAAAACATTGCACTTTGTGTTGCTACGGCTAACTGATTTAAAACTTCTGCGACTGTTTGGTCTGGAGCAATAAAGAAGAATGGAATGATTGGCTCTGGTTCATTAGATTCTCTATAAAAAATATAGTTGCTAAAACCAATGTAGTCAAGCAATAAACTAATTGCATAACTAAGTGATGTTTCTGTTGTGAGCATTCTTGGAGCAGGCATTGATTCTAAGAAAAAATAAAAGTCTCTTAATTGCATTTGTAAAGTTCCAGCAGTTACATCTGCCTGTGGAAAACCATCTGAATACAAAGTTTTAATAGGAACCCAATAATCAAATCCCTCTACATTTAATATTTTTTCATAAAAATTAAACTTAATATTTTTACGAATATAATCTTTTACTATGCTCTGAGAGTTATTATCATTAAAAGCCTGATCATCATCAAATAAAGATAATGAGCCAGTTGATGCAAGTAATTGTCCAACTGGTAATGCGGAGTTTCCAAGGTCTGAAAGAATTTTTTTAATATTATATTCAATAACCTTATCTGATATATCAACTACTAATCTTGGAGACATTTCAATTAGATCAAATGTAGATTCAAACTTATTCATTTTTTCTATTACAACTCTTATTCCACGAATATTTTGAAATTCTCTATATATTGTGTTTCCGTTTATTCCTTCTTTAAAGTATGCAGGGCTTGTAAGATCTTTTACAAAAGTTGTTTTATTGTTTATTTCTTCATTTCCAAGTATCCATCCATATGAAGGTATAAAGGTTTCATATTCATTTGTTATATTATTCCAGACATAGAATTGTCCAACCTCTTCACTATTTTCAATAATGAGATATGCATATCCATTAATTGATTTATCTGGAAGTAGTGTTTCTGATGAAACTGTTTCTGCAAAAATAAAGGTATCTTTAAATTTATCTGGTATATTTATTAAACCATACTGTAATTCAACATATCCATCATTTTTAATAATCTGTGTTCCATCTTCACGTAAATCATTTTCATTAAATATATAAGCATCTGTCCAATTATTACCATCTAAATATTGAATTTTCCATCTTGTTGGAGTTGTTTTATTATTGTCTCCATAAAATGGGTCTGAAAATGTTTTTGAAATATCTGTAAAAGTACCAAGATCAACATCTCCAACATTGGTTTGCATTTTAACAATAATTCTATTTGCTGGTACATTTTCTTTATAAACTACAAATGGAACAGCATCATCTATATAATAATTTCCATTAACAGTTATGTTTGCAATACCACGCTCTGTACCAGATTCAGTTCTAAATGATGTCCAATACTTAAATTGATCATACCGTGATGGCATATAGTATCTTGGTCTTCTTGCAAGTTCGCTACCAGAGTTTGATAAATACTTGCCATTAAAAAATGTTGCTTTATTAATTCCAGATCTTGGTCTAAATGGCTTAACACAATCTTCTAATGAATATAAAAGTTTAAGTTTTTCTTTTGTTGATATAAAAGTTTGAGGTGTTCCATTATTTTCAAAACCACCATCAATAATAATATCGGCCTCAGTTGCTCCTGTATAAAAATTTCCAGTATCTGCGCTGTCAAACGTATTAAGAAGTGTTAAAAATTGAGAGTTTGGCTCTTGAGATCTATATCTATAGTTACCAAGTTTGTATATATTATCTGGCATATTCATATTCCACTCGGCAAGAACTAACGACTGAGTTTGAATTGTTGCAGATGTTTCAAAGTGATTCTTTAATTCTATACTTTCAAACATTTATACTTCTTCCAGAACTACCGATATGTTCCAAAGATCGTGATTATTTGCTCCACGTTTTACAACAGAGTAATTAAAGTCTGCAAAATAAACTTGAATAATTTGATTATATTGACCTAAGTGACCAAACTTTCCTTCTTCTGTAAAATTGTTATATTTATCATATGCTAGATACATCCAAAAAGGTCCTTGATGTGTTTCATACCAATCAAGTAACTCTCCTCCACCTGCACCACCATCTGCTGTATATTCATCTGTTGTTCTTATATCTGGTGATACACCTGTTGTTTCATCATACCCTGCCAAACCAGCATACCCTCTGGATGGAAGCATATTCCAAGACACTGACATAGTTAGTTTATCTGCAATATGATAAGAACGCATACGCCCATTAATTGTTCTTTGGCGTTGCTCAATTCTTTGATTATTAAATTGCATTTCTCCTCTATTATGATCAGATAAAATAATAAACTGATCTAATAAATCTGTATCTGTTTCTTCAGTACTTGCACCAACCTCTATGCCATTTGGCACGTATAAGCCATTAGAGAGCGTTCCAGAGTTGTTTGCCCACAGAATGCTCTGTGGCCTAGAATATCTTTTCCTACCCGTTAAATATGCGCTTGTAGCCATTATCTACGTTGCCCCCTAATTCTTTGTGCATCAACATTTTTAATTTCTGTCATAACTGCCCTAGCAATATCATTAG